CTTGCACTGTTAGTCAGCATGGAATTGCTTGCACCTGGACGACCAGCTGAAATTACTGCATATGAGCGCCCTTTTCCTGAGGTGAGCTAATGACACTTAAGTGGCTTTCAAGCTATGCACCAGTAGACGAGGAGTTTGATAAGGTCTCACTCCTCCTCCATGGTGACGGCACGAACGGAAGTACGACGATTGTGGATAGCAGCAGCAATGTCAATAGCGTTACTGCTAACAATGGAGCGCAAATTTCTACAACTCAAAGCAAATTTGGCGGCTCTAGTATTGAGTTTTTAAGCACCGCAAACACAGGTCTTTCCGTCACTCCAAGTAGTGTATTCCAGTTTGGCACGGGAGATTGGACGGTAGAGGCTTGGATTTATCAACGAGGCCAGGCGCAGTATTCTACCCTATATGAAATAGGACGCCACGCAAGTGCAGACTCAATGCTGATCAGCGTGGGCAGTAATGGTTTTCTTGTATATGCAGGTGGTTTTTTTGGCCCTCAGACAAATACGTTCACTCTTAATACATGGCAGCACACAGCCGTAACAAGAGCGGGAAACCTTTTGTATTTCTTTTTAAACGGGACAATCGTAGGCAATAGTGGCGGATACTCATTCACGAATGACCTAACGAGTACTTCCACTGTTTCCGTAGCTTATCCCTATGGTTTCACCCAACTTGATCCTAATTATAGATTCAACGGCTACATCGACGACTTCCGCATCACCAAAGGTGTAGCACGTTACACCGCAAACTTCACGCCACCAACCGCACCATTCCCCGACCTCGGTCCTCGAATACCGCAACACATTGTTCTTCAGTCACCAACGGCTAATGATCCGTTGTTGGACCTTAATACACAACCAAGTCTTGACCTGCAGTTTGCTACAGGCAAGACACTTAATGATCGAGTTAGCGGTAACAACTTAATCACGTTTAGTCGTGCAGATGCTACTACCTGTGCAACTTATGTTGATAGCAATGGTGTTATTCAAACTGCTGCTGCAAATGTACCACGATTTGATCATGACCCAGTGACGGGTGAAAGTCTGGGGTTGTTGATTGAAGAGAGTAGGACTAATTTACAGTTTCCCAGTATCCCCGCTACCTCAGTATTAGCCATAACGGTTACCGCAAATGCAGCAGTAGCTCCTGATGGGACAACAACAGCGACATTCTGCGAACCTGACAACATCGGGTCAGGTGTTCGATCAAGCCCAGTAAGTATCGCCAAGAATGCTAATGAATTCTATGCACACACATTCTTTTTTAAGCCAGATGGGTACAACGTCGCTGGTATTGATTACGGTAGTGGCGGCCCAGACACCTACGCTGAGGCATGGATAGACGTAACCAACAATCAATCTTTCGTTAAAAACACACTTAAGTCTGTCACAAGCACTTCACTCGCCAACGGATGGTACAGGATTACAGTCATCCAAGAGATAGCAACTTCTGGTACTACTCCTTCCTGGGGCAAGGTTCTTTCATGTCGTCCTAATGTTCCAACTACAAGCGGACAATCTTATACTCGTGTTTCTGGTGCAGGTGGTTTCTTTTGGGGACATCAAGAGGAACTTGGTTCCTTCCCCACCTCCTACATCCCAACGTCCGGCAGCACCGTAACCCGTGCTGCTGATGTGGCGAGTATTACTGGGACTAACTTTAGCTCTTGGTATAACCAAAGTGAAGGGACGGTGTTTGCTGAGTATGATGGTCTTAAAGACTACGCTAGAGTGCTTTATTTAAATACTGGTAAAACATTGATAACTAGTAGATCAACAATAAATCAAGCATACGATGGCGCCACATCTACCGCCAGTGCACCCGACTATGGGTTAACACTGGGCGATACAAGAAAATCAGTAACTGCATATAGCGGGACCACTATCACTCTTACTATAAGCGGCCTTGTTCCGGTTACAGGTAACTCTGATTTTACATCAACAACCAACACTGGAATATTTCTAGGCGGTCAAGGAAGCAATGCCAACGTCTTAAACGGCCACATCTCCCGCCTGACCTATTACCCATACCGCTTGGCTGACGCCACTTTACAGGAGATCACATCATGAGTTGGATTATTACTAGCGATCAGGTCAGCCCTCCTGGCGATGCTGCAATCACTTATGGCATCACAAATGCTGGTGGTGTTTTTAACTTAAGGTCTACAGGCACTGTTGATTACGAAGCTGAATGGGGCGATGGTAATGTTGAGATAAGCACGCTTAACACGTTACCTCATACCTACGCTGCTGGTGATTATTCAGTGGTTGTTTATAGTGATGGGGCTTATAGGCCGTACTTTGTTAACGTCACTGCTGATGCAACTCAGATTACTTCTGTTGTTATAGGTAGTGGAGCTGATTTAGGAACTAACTTGGCTAACGCTTGGCGGGGTGCAAGCAACATGACAACGTTCACTTGTCCGTTTAGTGTGACAAGTTCGGTTACAAACTTTGATGTCGCTTGGCAAGACTCTTCCAGCCTAGTCAGTTTCCCATTATTGGATTTCTCTAGTGGTACAACCTTTACTGTCGCTTGGTTCTCCTGCTCCAGCCTAACCACTTTCCCCGCCAACATGTTTGACACAACGGGAACACTTGTGAGTAGTGCTTTTACTAACGCTTGGTTCGGCTGTGCCCTAACTGCTCAGTCAATAGAAAACATCCTTGTCAGTCTAGATACTAATGGTGCTACTGGCATAACACTTAGTATCGCCGGTCCAAATAACGCTCACACCTCCACATGGTCAGCGGCTGCTAATGCAGCGTGGCTTAGTCTTGACGCCAAGGGCTGGGACATCAATCAGAATGGACCTGATCCTACCTAATCGTAAGAAGCATGGCATTTACTGAAGATCTAAGTATTTTTTTAAGCACATCAGATTTTGCGGTGCCAGTTGTTGCTGGTGCAATTTCAGGACTAGGCATTTTAGACATGCCTTCAGAGATTATTGCTGATGGAGTTGTGCTTACGACTGACTACAAGCTTACTTGTGAGTCTTCAAAATTCAAAACCCTGCTTCACAGCGATGCAATAACGGTGGACGGCGTAAACTACACCGTAAGAAGCGCAGCCTTAATTGATGATGGTGCGTTTTGTGAAGTCATGTTGATGAAAAACTAATGGCCACTAGACGCGAGCAAATCCTGGCTCAAATTGCCACAACATTGGCCAGCACCGCTGGCGTTAGCGGGAGGGTGTATCGGTCAAGAGTTACAGCATTGGCCAGGGCCGAATCGCCTGCCGTTATCGTTGAGCCAACGACTGACACTTGTCAGCAGAACACAAGCCTGCCAAAACTTGACTGGACAATGCGGGTAAGGGTGATCGTTACCGTTAGATCATCCAATCCATATACGGACGCTGATCCAGTAATTGAGTCGATGCACTCACTGTTAATGGCGGATTTGACGTTAGGCGGACTGGCTATTGATATTCAGCCTGTAATTACCAATTTTGATTTCTTTGATGCTGATCAACCTGCAGGAGTATTTTCTTGCGATTACGAAGTGCTTTATCGCACGCAAGTAGCAGATCTTACTTCCTACTAAGGTCTAAGCAGTTGCAAGGATTACGATGAAAGACGAGTACAGCGGTCAAGGTGGGTCGTATCTTCTCGATCCAGAAACCGGAAAACGCACTCTGATCCAGCGAACACTTCCCGCCGACCCCCCACAAGAAAATGGCACCACTTCTTCTCAGGAAACGACTAATTCTGGTCGAAACAGAATCGAGCTACGGAGTCGATCCGACTCCAACCGGAATCGACGCGGTTTTGGTGAGGGATCTGAACATCACCCCACAGCAGAGTGATGTTGTTAATCGCGATCTGATTCGCCCTTATTTGGGCGCTTCTGAGCAACTGCTGGCTAACACTCGCGTTGAATGTACATTCAGCGTTGAGCTTGCGGGATCCGGTACTGCTGGAACTGCGCCTCAGTACGGCAAAGCTCTTAGCGCTTGCGGCTTGAACGAGGTTGTCAGTGCAGGGACAAGCGTTGCTTATTCTCCGACTAGCAGTAGTTTCAAGTCAGTCACGATTCACTACAACATCGATGGTGTCCGCCACAAGGTGACTGGTGCTAGAGGGACTTTCACCCTGAACGGCTCGGTGGGCGAAATCCCAACCATCGATTTTACCTTCACTGGCATCTACAACGCTCCTGATGATTCAGCGCTGCCTAGCGTTACTTACGCAAACCAGGCAACACCGCTGATCTTCAAGAACGGCAACACAGACACCTTCTCCTTGCTCTCTTACTCTGGCTGTCTTCAGTCAGTGAGTATGGACATCGGCAACACAGTCGTGTATCGCGAGTTGATTGGTTGCGACAAGGAAGTGATCATCACTGATCGCAGTGCGAGCGGCAGCGTGAGTATCGAGATGGTTTCGATTGCGACCAAGGACTACTTCACAGCTGCATTGACTGACGGCACGTTGGGCAACCTCACATTCCAGCATGGCACTACAGCTGGGAACATTGTTGATTTTGCTAGCACTAAGATCGACATCGGCGATGTGAGCTATGGAGACCAGGACGGCATTGCGATGCTGAACATCCCATACACCGCGATTCCATCAACGGCAGGGAACGATGAGTTCAGCTTGGTGTACACTTGATTTGAACAGATGGGCTCCTGAGGCCGTGTTGGAGAGCACGGCCTTTTTTATTGCTGTAAACTAATTGCAGTTAAATTTGCTCAATGGCTTTCGTTAGAAAAAAGGTCAAAACTTTTAAGTGGCCTGTAAAAGTCGAAGAGCCTGCTGATGGTGGCGTGTTTGAGACTTCGACTTTTGATGCGGTGTTTAAGCGGGTAGCAAGATCTGAATTTCAGAAGCTTGCCGACAAAGGTGACTTCGACCTGCTCAAATCTGTACTGATCGGATGGGAAGGCATTGAAGACGAAGAAGGAAAGCCCGTTCCGTTCGGTCAGGCAACGATGAAAGAATTTGCCGATGACGCTTATTGGATTCGCGGCGTGTTGCAGGCTTACACCGAGACATTCGAGGGGGCCAAGCTGGGAAACTAAAAGGTGCCGTCGAGTATTGGGCGAAAGGCGGCAAGAGGGTAGAAGATAAAAGCGGTGATGATGCGGCGGCATTTGGATTAAAGCCGCAGAGTCAGTCCGTTCCTGAAGAGGAGCATTTTGAAGTATGGGAAGAAAACTGGGAAACATTGTTGATGTTCTTGCGAATGCAAACGCAATGGACCGTCACGATGGGAGGTTACGTTGGTTTGAAATATGAGGTTTTGCTTGGTGCGTCAGGACTGATGTCCCTTTATGATGTAGAGAATCCCCGTGAGATGCTGGAGGAACTTCAGGTGATGGAAGCCGCAGCCCTCTCAGAATTGAACAAGTCGGATAAGTAATGGCAAGTAACGAGACCGTCTTAAAGATCAAGGCCCAGATTGAGGGCCTGCAGGGACTTGAGAAGCTCAAGTCTTCGATGAAGAAGGTTTCGGCTGAGGTGGACGGCGCTGAGAACAATTTCTCAGAATTAATCCAAAAGTTAAGGCAACTTCAGTCTTCATCAGTTAAATCAATAAATAATTTAAACGCTCAAAGAGATGCGTTTGATGCACTTAGGCGTTCTGTTGACGTAACAAGCAAGGAGTTCAAAGAAGCTAGGGAAGAGATTGAAAAGATAGACAGAGCCTTGAAGAAGGCTAGCGGTACTGTTGTCAACTATTCCAAGAACTCGATCAACGCGCTTCGTGCTCAAAAGAGTTCGCTTTTAGCTGTAAGGGACTCTGCTGACCTTATGAGCAAGGAGTTCAAAAAAGCTGGCGTTGAGCTTGCCAAGTTGGACAAGAAGCTTGCTAAGGCTGAGGGCAGAGGTCGCGGCGGAAGGCTTAGGGGCGCCGCTCAAATTGCAGGCACGGCTGCGGGTGCTGCCGTGTTTGGTGGGCCTGAGGGTGCGATCGGCTCTGTAGTGGGTGGAATTGTTGGCGGACTCCCTGGCTCTATAGCAGGCGCCTTTGTTGGAGCGGAGATTGGCAAGGTAAGGAAAGCCGCTGGTGCCGTCGCGGAATATGTGGCTGAATTGAACTTAGCCAAAGGTGCGCTTGGCGGGGTGTCCAAGGATATTGTTGAGTACAATCAGAATCTTGATTTCGCTAGAGGAATCAGCAAGAAATACGCAATCAGGCTTACTGATGTAATCAAAGGTTATACGGGTGTTACTGCTGCTGCAAAAGCAAATAACCTTAGTGTCAAGCAAACTCAAGCGATCTACGAGGGTATTACCGTCTCTGGTGTTGCTGCAGGTAAATCACAAGAAGATTTGCAAGCATTGTTCCTTGCGACAACTCAGGTTCTTTCGAAGGGCAAGGCCAGTGCTGAAGAAATTTCCGGGCAAATCGGTGAACGCATTCCAGGTGCCGTCGCAAAGTTTGCAGCTGCAAACGGGATCAGCCTTCAAGAGCTAGCTAAACAGTTCAAGTCTGGCGAGGTCACTATTGCAAAATTTGTCAGATTTGCCGAGCAGCAGGGTGAGGATTATGCAGAGGTCGCTGAAGCTTTAGCCACTGGTCCTGAGAAAGCAGGAGTGAGGCTTCAGATTGCGCTTGATGAAGTCAGCGAAGCTTATGGTGGATTCTTCCTGAAGACAGGATCTGGTATTCAAGGTCTCCAGAAAAAAATAGTTGATTTTGCAATCAATAATCAAGAAACAATCAAGGGCATAGTCGCAGATGTTTACATCGCTGGACAGCAGATCGTCAGAATTTTCTCGAATGTAGCTACTAGGCTCAAGAACATATTGGGTCCCATATCTAGGCTGATCAGCACGGTTGTAGGGGGAGGTTTTGGTGCCATCGAGAGTGTCAATAAGCGTAACAGAGAGCTTCAGGCGGGGGGCTTCAATGAAGCGCAAGCAGCAGCATTTGCGAAGAGAAGCGCGACTAACGTAACAAGCCAATTCGATCAACTTATTGGTTCACCTCGATACAGAACCGCATACAAAGAGGCTTATAACGTTCCTGTCCAAGAGGCTTTGACTCGGGGAAGAAAAGCCTTAGGCGACTCTGGGGGTGGCAGCAGCAATAGAGACTCGGTAATTAAGGAACTATTTGGAGAGTACACTGCCCCCGCATATCTAAAACCCGGTCAAACCGCTCCCCCTTCTGCCGGTGACCTAGATAGCGGTGGTGACGGTAAGCCTACGGGGTCAGCGAAAGCCGCTGCAAACAGGGTCGGAAACGCGATTTTAGGTATAGAAAAATTAATGTCGAAGCTGAAGAGCATGAATGTTGGCCTGACACTTTCGGCTAAAAAGGTTGGGGCAACTGCAGAACAAGAGATAAAAATTAAATACGAGCAAAGCCTTCAAAAAGCAATTGACGTTACAGAGGGTCTAAATAATCAATTGATTAAGTACGAAGACACTATCGGCAGGACGGTGCCCGAAGTCAGAGAGGAACTGAATAAGTTGAGGATGGCGTATGTTGATTTGGCTGATGCCGAGCGTGCTGCTGCTTTGCAAAAGCTTGCAGACGAAAGGTTCGGTGAAAAGCTCAAAGGTTATGGCTTCACTGGAGAAGCTCTTGATGCTGGAGGAAAGATTTTCGCAACTGGTGCTCTTGATCAACAGGCTTTCCCTGCTGGTGTTGACAGCATTCTGAATCCAAGCAAGATAACCGTAGCAATTCAGGAGTTAAAGAAAGGTCTTGAAGAGTTAACTAATCCAGCAAATCAGGTCATCGGTGCCGCAACAGCTATTGGCACTGCATTCTCTGACTCGTTCAAGAGTGTCATTGACGGTAGCGCAACAACTCAAGAAGCATTAGCTGGATTCTTCAAGAATATCGCCAGTTACTTCCTTGATATGGCAGTGCAGATCATCCAGAAGATGATCACGATGTATATCTTGAATACGGTTCTTAAAGTGTTGCCTGGGTTGGGGTCAGGTGGCTCAGGATTTGATTTAGGCGGATTTGGATCGCTTTCGGGTGACAGCGTTTCAGGCGCAAGTGGATTCCTTAACGCGGCAAGCATCAGCCCCTTTGCAAAAGGCGGCATCGTCAACAAGCCCACGATGTTTGCCTACGCCAACGGCGGCGCTGGCCGCTTTGGACTTATGGGCGAAGCTGGTCCTGAAGCTATCATGCCGCTTAGTCGTGGATCTAACGGCAAGCTCGGTGTTCAGGCTTCTGGTGGTGTTGGCAACGTGGTTGTTAATGTCGATGCGTCGGGATCGAAAGCTCAAGGCGACGGTCCAAAAGCCAAGCAACTCGGCTCATTGATCGGTTCAGCTGTTCAGGCTGAATTGGTTAAACAAAAACGACCTGGAGGACTTCTTGCAAGCTAATGGCAACTTTTGATGAGACAACAGTTGGCGCTGATGTGTGTCCAGACTTTCAGGCTTCAAAAGCCTCAAAACCTGAAGTCAGGTCGGCAAAGTTCGGCAGCGGGTATGAGCAGAGAACCACTTTTGGGATCAATCAAAACCCTAAGAGCTGGAGCTTAGAGTGGGCTAACAGGACTACCGCTGATATTGCGGCTATCGAAGCATTTTTTGATGCAAGGGCTGGAGTAGAGTCTTTCGACTGGACGCCGCCTGATAGCGTAACTTCTTACAAGTGGGTATGCAGGGAATGGAACAAGGCAATGACAGTACCGGCTTATGCCACTGTTACAGCCACGTTTGAGCAAGTATTTGAAGCATGACTACTCCTCAGTCAATTCAAGAACAACTTCAATCGCTTGAACCGTCAGCAATTATTGAATTGTTTCAGTTGCAGCTGACTCAAGCTGTAAACGGTGTCGATGCAACTTTCTATTATCACGCTGGAACGAATGCGCTTTCAACCGATATTGTATTTGCTGGAATAACCTATGCGGCTACGCCAATTGAAGTTGATGGTTTTGAGATAACAAGCAAAGGCACGCTACCAAGGCCATCAATGCGGGTTGCAAATGCCAATAGTGGAATTTCTGCTTTGCTGTTGCTGTATAACCCGCTTCAAGCAAAAGTAACCAGGATTAGGACATGCAAGAAATTTCTTGATGCGTCCAATTTTGCTGGCGGCAATCCAACAGCCGACAGCACTGCGAAGTTTGAAGATGAGGTTTGGTATATCGACAGGGTTGCGAATGAAAACCCGCAACTGGTTGAGTTTGAGCTGACCAGCAAGCTGGATCTTACGAATCTTGGACTACCACGGCGTCAGGTTCTTGAGCACTGTCCGTGGAAATATCGAGGAGTTGAATGCGGCTACAACGGAACTAGCTATTTTGACCTAAACGACCTGCCAACAAATGCCGCCGGAGATGTATGCGCCAAAAAGTACACGAGTTGTTCCCGAAGGTTCCCTACAGGGCTGTTGCCGTTCGGGGGATTCCCTGGCGCTAGATTGCAGATTTGAGGCTGAAAAACACGCGCTAGAACAAGCCCCGAACGAAGCTTGTGGGCTTGTTGTAAACGGTCGTTATTGGCCTTGCCGGAATATTGCAGATGAACCGGAGTTAGATTTTGCGATAAATCCTGTTGATTACGCAAGAGCAGCATTATCAGGCAAGATTGAGGCTGTCGTTCATTCTCATCCAATGGGAGGCCCAGCCAGTCCGGCTGACCTTCGAGCTTGCCGGGTCACGGGTCTTCCGTGGCACATCTATTTAATCCCGGAGGGGAAATGGTCAACTATCAAGCCTTGCTAGGGCGGCAATGGGAGTACGGAGCAAACGATTGTTTTTCGTTGGTGCGAGATTATTTCAGGTTACAAGGGATTCAACTGCCGAACTTTAAGCGACCTGCTGACCTTGAGACCTGCGAAAGCATTTTTTTGCTGCAAGCTAAAGCGTGTGGCTTTGTTGAGGTTGAATTTGCAATGCGAAAGCCCGGTGACGTGCTGATCATGAGGCTAGGCACAGCCACTCCAATGCACGCTGCAATATTGCTGGAGAATGAACAGATCTTGCATCAGCGTCAAGATTCTTTAAGTACAGCCGAGGGCTTAACGGCTTATTATGTGCAGAGGGTTTCGGCGGTCTTTAGATATGCAACAGACCGTTAGGTTGCTTGGTGATCTGGCCGAGCGTTACGGCGAAGAGCACGAATATCACAACCTGCGCACGCCTGCGGAGGCAATTAAGCTGCTGTGCCTTAATAAGCCTGAGCTGCAAGAGGAGCTGATTCATGCGCATGAAAACGGCATCGGCTACCGCCTGATTCAGGCTGGCGCTGATCTTGACTATGACGATTTGAGTTTGCCGATTGGAAGCAATGAATTGATACTGGTCCCAGTCGTGGCAGGTAGTGGGGGCAATGTTGGCAGGATCATCGTCGGCGTAGTCCTTGTCGCGGCTGCTTTCTTTACGGGAGGAGCGACTATCGGCCTACTGGGGCTAGCGGCTCCACTCGCGGTTTCAACTGTGCTTGGGACGATTGGCGCAAGCTTGATTCTTGGCGGCGTTTCTCAGCTGCTGTCACCGCAACCGCAGCTGTCACCACTAGGAGGTAATCGGTTTGAAAGCGCGGAGGCAACAAGCACAGATGGGCCTCAGTCAATCGTTCGGGGTTCAGATGGCCGTCAATCTTATGCGTACACTGGCGCTGCAAATACGGTTGGAGTTGGAGCAACAATTCCGGTTGCTTATGGAGAAGTCCTGATCGGTAGCAATCTCCTGTCAGCAACGGTCGATGTTGCCGACGAATCGGACCCGTTAAAGGCAGCTGTAAAATCACCGGGACCCGATACGGTGCTTTTTGGAGGCGAAAAATTAACCTATGCAATCACCAAGTCTTCTGGGGTAAAAGCCAGACGAAGCAACGCTGGTGAGCCTTTCCCTGGAGGTTCGGGCAAAGCATTTAGCAATCTTGATCAAAGCGTATCCCTCTTTAGGGGAAACAATCGACCGTTAGGTCAGATAAACAAGGAGCGATCAGAGTGCGCTGTCGTTTTGGAAATAAGAAACGGGCTGTATGATTTTGCAAGCGGTCCCGGCTCCACATTGGTTGATGGCTTTGTGACATACAAGTTAATTAATGCAACCAGGGTTGACGGGCCAGACGTGACATCAGGCACATCTCAAGCCACAATTCAAGGGCTGCTTCTACCAGGGCAAATTTATAGATGGGATCACTTATTTGAAAACCAACGAATAGAGAATGACGAAAGAGGGATTAGGATAAATATTGAAATTATTGATTTTGCCGCTGCGCCAAGTCGCGGCATTGATCTTTTTGTGCGTTCTGCTGGTTTTACCTAAACTAAATGGCTCTTAATTCAACCTCTGCAATTCAAATTGTTGACCTTCTTTGCGAAGGCCCGATCGCAGGGATCGTAGGGGGCAGGGCTGGAATCTTTCTTGACGAAACTCCAAGCGATTCATTCTCAACCTTAGACGTTTCGCCCGATTTCAGGAACGGTGGCAGGACTCAAGGCCAATTGGGTCAAGGAAGAAATGGCACGTCAAGCATCACTGATGTCGGAATTGAAATTGGTGAAAATTACAGCGAAACCCTAAATGTAAACAATGAGGTCACTGGCCGCAACTACGGAGCAGGTCAAGCAATACGTCAGGTTACTGATACGGACGCAGAATTTATAGAATTGTTGCTTTCAATCCCGCGTTTGTTTTCGTCGGCTCAGGAGGGATTAGCAAAAGGGCAGCTTTTTAATGGGTCAATTCGTGTTGTTGTTGATATTCAGGCTCAAGGAACTGGCTACGTCGCACAATACGATCGGACGCTCACAGGCGTATCAACGTCTGATTATCAAATCAAAACGCCTCGCCTGCCGCTGTTTGGCATTGGCCCTTGGAACGTAAGGGTTAGGAAGATCAATTTAGGTGAAAATCATTTTGAGGTAAAGTTTTTCAATTTTAGGGACGTTCCGCAGAATACCCCTTTAGCAAGTAGTCGAGGTAATCAGCTGTTTTGGACAAGCTTAATTGAAGGCCAATCCCTTCGATCTGCTTATCCTTTTTGCGCAGTTGCTGGCCTTTCTCTATCAACGAGGCAGTTTAGCGGCTTGCCTACTAGGGCTTACAAAATTCGCGGACGCATCGTTCAAATACCATTAAATGCCGTTGTAAGGAATGACGGAAGCCTGAGTTTTATTGGTTCATTTAATGGTCAGTTGAAATCAGCTTGGACTACATGCCCGGTCTGTTGCTGGTACGACATGGCAACGAATGGCAGGTATGGGAGTGGCGATTTTATTAACGCTGCAAATCTAAGCTGGGTTGATCTTTATCCATTGTCTCAATATGCCAATCAGCTGGTGACAAACCCAGATGGCAGCCAAGAGCCGCGCTTTGCTTGCAACACTGTTATCGGTAACAGGGCTGAAGCGTTCAACGTTTTACAAGACCTAGCAAGCGTATTTCGAGGAATGCTGTTTTGGCAAGCGAATACGATCCAGGCTGCTGCTGATCACGGCAACTTAAACGGGGCAGTGATTGCGCCAGTTCATCTTTATACAAATAGCAACGTTATTGATGGAGCGTTTAGCTACTCTGGCACTTCGCTAAAAACACGCAGCACGAGTATCAGGGTCAGATATAACGATCCGCAGAACTTCTATAAATCTAACTTTGTTGTCGTTGAAGACGCAACGCTGATTAGCAAGTATGGCTACCAAATAAAAGAAATTGTTGCTATTGGTGCCACTTCTAAATATCAAGCGCAACGCTTAGGCCGGTGGATGCTGGCATCAGAAGAGATCGACGGGGAAGTCGTTAGTTTTACAACTGGCCTGCAGGGGGCGGTTGTACTGCCGGGACAAGTGTTTGCCGTAGCCGACCAGATGCGGCAGGGAGTCCGATTAGCTGGCCGTGTTAGTAGCGCGACGACCAGTTCAATTACTACAGATCAAACGATAACTTTGCCGTCTGGCACTAGCCACACACTTACATGCACATTGCCTAATGGCACGGTTGAGACTAGACCGATCAGTGGCACTGCTGGAGCGGTAATCAATACGTCGGCGTTTAGCGATTCGCCTTTAGCGCAATCAATTTGGTCTATTGCGTCATCTAGCGTGCAGCAGCAAAAATTTAAATGCTTGTCTGTTGCTGATGATGGTGAAGGTCAATACTCAATCACAGCGGTTGAACACAATGACAGTATTTATCAAACGGCAGACACTGGGACAGATTTAGTTTTTCAGGATGTGACGCTTTTTAATGATGCGCCGGCTAAGCCCATAAATTTAACGATAGAAACACGACAAATTATAAACGGACAAACGACATCGAACAGAACAATTGTGTCATGGAGTCGGGGGCTGGATGGTGTCACTTTTGGATTTGAATTGCGTTACAAGGTTGCTGGCGGTAATTATCAAAGTCTTGAAACTTCTGACACAAGCTTTGAAATTGATGACTTAGATCCAGGCAGAATTTTAACTTTTCAGGTTCGATCAGTTGGGCCGCCACCAGTCAGTAGAAAGTCAGCATGGGTTCAAGTAAGTGGCGCCGTATCAGCGCCTGACGTTGACCCCGACAATCCAAATACGGTCGTTCGGCCTCCGTCACCAATCGATGTCACCATTCAAGCCACTGAGGGCGATCAAGTTGTTTTGCGGTGGGAAATCCCTCAGTCAGTAAGCGCAACAAGTCGCGCAAATCTCCTAGCAGTAATTCGGCACTCAACACAGCTTGATGGTTCGGGTGAGTGGTCAAATAGCACGCTTCTGCGAATAGTAAAAGCTGAAACTAATTCAGCTGTAATGCCGTTGATGGAAGGTGAATATCTAATCAAATTCCAAGACGAAAGCGGGCAGCGGAGCATAACAGCCACTAGCGCATTAATCGACCTGCCTGATCGACTGCCACGACTAAATATTGAGGCGCGAAGGGAAGATGCAGATTCTCCGCCTTTCCAGGGGGAAAAAGTTGGTGTTTTTTACAGCTCTGAATATGACGGCTTGGTAATGGACGGAGATGACAGAATTGATAACAAGCCCGATTTTGACGCCATAGGACCAGCATCGCTTGAATTCCCGGATGGCAATTTTGACTTGTTTGGGGAAAGACTCGCGGCTGGCGAGTATTTTTTCCGCAACATTCTGGATCTTGGCGGTGTTTTCAATGCGGTGTTCACCCGTACGTTGACAAGTCGTGGCTTGTATCCAGAGCAAGGAATTGATACTCGCACTGAATTGATTGATAGATGGTCAGATTTTGACGGAGAGATCCCAGACGATACGAACGCAGCCGTTTATTTCAGAACCAGCAACCAAGTCACAACGGATGAATTTTTCTTACTGGAAGACGGTGATTTCCTTTTGCTAGAAAGTGGTGACAAAATTGAAATGGAATCCAACATTAATTTTGGTCCGTGGTTTCCAATGGAAGCGGGCAGACACACTGGCAGGCAATTCCAATTCAAGGCTGAGATGTCAACATTTCACCCGGACCAAACGCCGTTAATTGATCAGTTGGGTTACACAATGCAGCTAGAGGCCCGAACGGAAAGCAGCGCAACAATCACGTCTGGGCTTGGCTCTAGGGCAGTGGCTTTTCAGAATGCCTTCTATCAAGTGCCCAGTCTCGGCATAATCGGTTTCAATCTGACTTCAGGGGACTATTATGAAGTCACAGCAACGTCCTCGTCTGGTTTCACGATTACGTTTAAAAACAGCTCTGATGCTGTAATTGATCGTAATTTCCAGTATCAAGCGGCGGGCTACGGCACTGAGCAGTCCTAGGAATGAGCCCAAAACACGATTTCATTATTGCGAATGCCAGCGGAGCGAGCGTCCGTCAAGACCTCAACAATGCGTTGCAGGCTCTGGTCTCGAACAGCTCTGGCACAACCGAACCAGACGTAACTTACGCTTATCAGTTTTGGGCGGATACGTCTCCATCGGTCCAACAGCTAAAGCTGCGAAATTCAGCAAATGACGGATGGATTGTTTTAGCTGAACTGGACGGCATTGAAAAGAATTTTGTTCTTCGGAATAAAACCGCCGAAGATTCTGACAATGGCCGAGAAAGCATTGTGGCCTTTGAGGGCACGCAATCGAACAATGCAGTTTCAACGCTATCCAGTGTTGAGGGTAATCATTCTGGACAGTTAAACGATACAAAAGGCAGGTTAGTTGTTAAGACTAATAACGGCAGCACGTTGACAACTGCTGCAACTATTGATGATCAACAAACGGTGACCTTAACTGGTGATCTCACGATTCCAGACAAGATCGTTCATAGCGGCGACACAAATACGTTTATTAGGTTCCCTGCTCCAGATACAGTTACGGTTGACACGGCTGGTGCGAACGCTTTAACTATTGATAATCAGCAACATGCAACGTTCTCGACATCTGTTAGTGGAACGATGCGATATGAAACGAGTGTAACTGTAACAAGTGGCACCGTAGTTAATTTTGATAACTTGCCGAGTTGGGCGAAAAGAATCACTGTAGTCGGATATAGCATATCTTTTAGTGGAAGCACTTCCGGTTTGGCTCTTCGCGTCAAAAGCGGAGGCTCTGCCATAACGTCAAACTATAGATGCACTAGCTCCGCATCATTTGGGGATGGTACAACTACCACTGTTACAGCGGTTAAATTCTTAACTGCTGTTGGATTCGATTTTGGGCAGGCTTCTTCTGAACGTCAGCTTGAAATTGTGTTCACAAATGTGACTGGCAACAGGTGGATATATGCCGGAATACACGGTGGAATTTTTAACAGCGGTCTTAGTTTTGGAAACACAACGGCTGCCGGTGATGTCGATGCAGGAGGGGCTTTGGATGGCATCCAGATTTTCCCTAATATAAGTCCTGATACCTTCACAGGCGGTACAATGACAGTCATCTGCGAGGGTTAAATTATGGAATGCACTATCGTTGATTGCGACACTAACGAAGTCATCACCAGAGAGATGACAGAACAGGAAGAGGCAGATTTTGTTGCGTCATTGGAGGGAATGCCAAGCGTTGACATGAATCCTGTGCTGACTCCAGCTGAAAAGCTGGAACGAGCAGGGCTGACCGTTGACGAACTTCGCGGTCTTTTGGACCTCTAACCACGGTAACGACTAATGGCTGATCGCAAAATAACGGCGCTTACCTCTCTTGGTGCCCCAGCGGCTGGCGATTTACTGCCAGTTATCGACATTTCAGAAGCAGCCAATGTCAACAAAAATAAATCAATTACGCTTGAATCGTTATTTAGAACGCTAGGCAATGGAACGGCAGGGGCACCGGCAATTGGCTTTTTGGCGGATGTTGGCCTAAGTGGGATTTACCGGCCTGGTGTTAATGAGGTTGGCATCAGTTGTAACTCAAGCTTTATTGGAAAATTTACACCAACCGGTTTTCAGTTAGGCACTGGAACGGCTGATGCGCAGCTGCATCTTTTTAGCGCGGACACGACTGATCAGGTCGTCATTGAAAACAATGACCCTGGCCTTGATACTGCGCCAGATTTGGTCTTATATCGGAATTCCGCGTCACCAGCTAGCGGGGACAACCTGGGAAATCTGGAATTTCGCGCAAATGATTCCGGCGGCAATCCTCATGCTTATGCGCAAATTCTCGCGCAAATCAGTACCGCTACTGATGCGTCAGAGGACGGAATCCTCGACCTTATGTCGTCAGCTTCTGGTGTTATTGCAAGCCGAATCAGGATAAAAGGCCCCTATGTAGGCGTTGGCGAAGTTGATCCGCTGTTCCCGCTCCATCTAACAACAAGCCTGACAGGGACGGGAATCAGGTCGGAATGCAGTGCTAATGATTCTGCATCTGGCGGTGATATAACGATGTTTCATCGTCGCGGTGTTTCTGGAGCCGGGCAGGACGCTGACATTCTGGGAACGCTGTTCTATCGAGGGAAGAACGACGCCGCAACACCGGAGGAGATTGATTACGCCTCTGTCGAAGGGGGAATTGTTGATGCAAGCGATGGAACGGAAGACGGCAGCCTAAAGCTTGCTGTTCGGGCCGCTGGAACGCTCACATCTCAGATTGAGATAAATGGTGCAGCCATTGCGTTAAATGGAACGACAACATTTGCCGCAGACGCATCAATCAACTCGCTGACAATTGGTCGTGGTGCGGGTAACGTTGCGACCAACACAGCTAACGGAGTAAACGCTCTCTATTCCAACACTACTGGTTCAGTAAACACAGCTATCGGATACCAAGCTCTCTATAGCAACATTGATGGTTCTAGCAACGTAGCTAACGGATTACAAACTCTCTATAACAACATTGATGGTTCTAACAACACAGCTAACGGACGACAAGCTCTCTATAACAACATTGATGGTTCTAACAACGTAGCTAACGGATACCGGGCTCTCTTTTTAAACACCACTGGTGCTAGCAACACAGCTAACGGACACCAAGCTCTCTATAACAACATTGATGGTTCTAGCAACGTAGCTAACGGATTACAAGCTCTCTTTTCCAACACCTCAGGTTCAGGTAACATCGGCATCGGATACCAAGCTCTCTATAGCAACATTGATGGTTCTAGCAACGTAGCTAACGGATACCGGGCTCTCTATTCCAACACCTCAGGTTCAGGTAACATCGGCATCGGGTTTATGAACAACGCTGGAGCTTACGCCCCAGTATTTAACCCAACAACCCAAAACAACCGCCTTGTTTTAGGTCATACAGCAATTACCAATGCCTACGTTCAAGTTGCTTGGACCGTTACATCTGATGAACGAGATAAAATGAACTTTGCTCCAGTACCTTATGGTCTGGACTTTGTCAATCAACTCAAGCCAACGGCCTATCAGTTCAAGGTAGATCGTGACACTGAAGAGCCAAATGGTGATGTGCGTTATGGCTTTAAGGCACAAGATATTCTTGCTCTTGAAGGTGACAATCCCGTCATTATTGACACTGAAGATCCTGACCATCTCAAGTACAAAGGTGAACACCTTGTCCCTGTTCTTGTTAATGCCGTACAAGAACTGACCGCTATGGTCAAAGAACTACAAGCCGAAATTGGCGCCCTCAAGGGCACTTGAGCCATCACTTTACTTCCCTAAAGTTTTTTATGACTACTGCCGACACCCTTACCGCTGAAGAAATCGCGCAGAACTATTCTGCCGCTATCGACAGCGTCAACCTGATCGACGAACTAATGGCCCTCTCATCGCGTGATGATGACCAAATAGCAACAGTTGCTCGCAATGTCGAGCATCTTGAGATAATGGTCGCTAAAGATTTTTGGACTACAGAAGACCTTGCGCCTTTAAATGCCGCAATCACGGCAGGCCAAGGGTGATGGATTCCCGAACGTACGAGAATTGGAGAAAAGTAAAAACAGCTCTAGAAGCGGCAGGTAAAACTGACTGCATGTTTTACCGGCGTGCGGTGGCAATATTGAGTGGCAAGCCTGACCCGCTAAAATAACACGGAAGGAGCGCGTAAGTCGTGATTGAAATCTACGCAGCCATTCTGGGCGCTGCTCTGGGCATTGCAGGGATGAACGTCTCTGGATTCACCAGACGCACCAGCGAAAGCCGTGAAGCGGTTATTCGTCTTACAGCTGGCGTTGAATCCATTGCAACTAAGCTTGAAGATTTGCATCAAGACATGAAGGCAGAAAAGATTCAAGCCAATGCTGATCGCCGCGAAATTTACGAACGTTTAAATAATCACGGAAATAGGTTGAGTATATTGGAAAGTTCCAGGGCTAGAATCGATCCAGACTGAGGTAAACCCAATGAACATCGAAGAAATCCTTGCACATCCAGCTTTTTGGATCGTGGTGGCTGCGGCTAGTGAGTTGATTGGCATGTCGCCAAAGTTGCGCGAAAATTCCCTGTTGCAGCTTTTGTTTTCAGTATTGCGCACCTTAAAAGCAAAAAAGGGCTGATCCCTGCTGACGGTAGGTTGCTGCTCAATCTCTCGACGCGATCACCGCTTGAGGGATTGCAGCGCGAAATTCAACGTCGCAAATTCGAGGCAACCTTAGAGCCTCGGATTGACGCTGAGGTCGAACGCTGGCATAAATCACAGCCGCCAGTCATGCCACCACCCAAAATTGACGACCTGCACATTAAATCACCCTGGAATGACGAACAGTAAAGCAATCACCCTTG